TGATGTTATTTTAATATAATTATAATTATATTAAAATAACATCATAAAAACGTCAATTATAATAAAATAACTATAATTTTCCACTTCGGGGAGTATTTTCGCATATAATTTATTTAGGAATAAATTTATTATATTTAAAATTGAAATTAATATAAAATAATATATTAAGTAATATATATAATGGAAAAAGAAAAGCAATCACTCATTAAAGAACTTGGAGAAAGCACCGCAAAGTCTTACGCTGGGTCGTATATGAGATTACGAAAAATATTAAAGATGACGGATAAAAGAAAGCCTATTAAAAAAATTCCTATTGATACTATTTTACATCACATTAAAGATGTTGAAAATCCATCTACCGCATACAGCGTATTCGTAATTGCTAAAAAAATATTCTCTTACGCAGACAATAAGGAAAAGTTTGATGAGTTAGATAAAATTATTAAAGAGAGAAAGAGAGATATTCAAGTAACCAAAAATAAAAACCTCACACAATCTTTGCCGACTTATAAAGAAATTGCTGCTGCGGTCAAGAAAGAAACTGACCCACGAAAATATATTACCAGTTTCATAATGTTTAAAATTAATACTCGCAATCAAGACATCGCTCTTGCTGACCTACACTCTCAAAAAAAAGACAATTATGATGAGAAAAGAAATCATCTTATTCTTGACGGCAACAGAGTTATATTTATTCGTAATGTTTATAAGACTGCGAAAAAATACGGGCAGAAAAAGAATATTATCGCTGTTAAAAAGTTCGCTGATATGGTTAAAGAATTACTCGGTGATGCTGAAACAAAACCATTATTCACTCGCAAAAATGGAGAGCATATCACTCCCGCATCTATCGCCTCATATTTAAAAAAATATGTTGTGCTTGGATTGAACGAGGGACAGATTATTAAAGCAGTTCTTAAATATGCTGACGAACAAGGCTCATACGATATGCTGCGAAAAATTTCAGCAAATCGTGGAACTGGTGTTAATGTTCTTCTTCAAGAATATGATGTTTCAAATATCACAGAACCAACCGAAGTTATTACACAGAAGCAAGATGTTAAGCAAACTGTGGAGGCGCAATAAATCTTTTATAACAGCATAAATGGTATGTATTAAATATTATTTTATGTTCCATCGGCACTTCTATACAATAAAATAACGATTTACAAGTTTTGTATTTCTTTTTTTTAAATACTAAATCGTTGTAATTTAGGATTGGTATGCGTTTTAATATTTCTTGCTTCGTTGGGAATAATCCACAATATGCTATTCTGCTTCGCTCGTAATTAGAATACATAACAACTATGAATAATTTATTTACCATTTATATATGCTAAATAAAATATTTATATATTTATACAAACATCATACTCGGTTTAACGGGGGTCGGTGACGGATTGGAAATTGGCGGCAAAGTTGGTGCTACTTTTTTCTCTCTTTTTGTATATTTTCTTTTAGGTTTTTGTTCTGCTGGTTTATCCTCTTCTTTTTGTGAAGCGATGAGTGCTTTATATTGTTTCATCGTGAGTGGTTTATCATCAGGGTCTTCTTCTTGGGCTTTTGTTGGTTTCCCGTTATACAAAGTCGTATCAAGCGTTATTTCCTTTTCCTTTTTGGGTTCTCCCTTTTTCCCTTTTCTTGCTGCGGCAGCATCTCGTAATCTTTGGTCGTTCGCTAATTGTTTCGCACTCCTTTCTTTTTTTGGTTTTTCTTTTACAAGTTTAGACGGAGCAGGAATATCGTCAAACTCTTCCTCGCTTGAACTTTCACTTTCCTCAATTACTTCTATGTGTTCTCGCTCACTTAATTTTTCTATCGGTTTTCTTACGATTTTTTTCTTCGCCATTATATATAATGGAAAATATAAAAAAACTGGAAGAACAGACAGATTTTAATTTGCTAAATGAGAATATTGAAAATATTGTTAATGAAAATATTTATGAAGATGGACGTGATTGGACGCAAGATGAGATTATGCTTTTCGTAAATCAGTTTAGCGAGTTTCAACAAAAAGAAGACGTAGATATTGATATGAATATGCTTGACCCTAATTTTGTATCATTTGAAGAATACAAGAATAAATTTAGCGGGTTTGATGATAAGACCATTAAATACCTATGTGAATGTGAGAATAAAAAACTTGAAGACGCACGAATTCCCCCTCTTATAGTGCGAAATGAAAATGTGACTTTAACGGATAGTTTATCTAATGTAATATATAATGACGAGAAAAGAAGTAAATCAAAAGCAGAATGTAACACAGATTGTGAAGATAATGCTCGGGGAGAAGAAGAAACCGAAGAAGAAGAGGAAGAGGAAGTCACCGTCTAAACCCAAAATGCGGTCGGCATTAGATGTTGCCCGTAATCCACAACCATATCAAATTCCTCTATATATGCCCCCTTTTCCAAGTGTGATTAATAATCAACCTAAACAACCAAGCATTCAAAATGCGGTGGCGAATGTTTTAAGAAATTACAACGCTGTAAATTCGGCGGAATTAAAAAGATTACGTGGAGATTTAACAGCATACAGACAAGAGCAACAGACAGCATTTAATAGAAGAGTTGCGTATCCAAGAGCAACTGTTAATCTTGGTTCTTTTGATGGGGACAGCATATCGGCAAGTGATATATCGGGAAGTGATATTAGCGATTTGGGTTCATCTACAACAGCCGCCGAAACCGACAGCGATTACGTCCCTTCTTCTTCCTTTTCTTTTTCTAATTCAACAGAAGGTATAAGAGCAAAACAATTAGTAAGAAAAATGTTCGGTTCTTCTTCAAGTGATATTAGTAATGAAATTGCGACAGACGCCGCAATTGGCGAGTTGAGTGATTTTTCTATTGGAAAAAAAAAGGTTTCATTTGGAGAACCTATGGATTTAACATCGGGAGGGGAAAGCGATTTCGCTCCAAGAGCATCACAAAAGCAACGGGCAACTCGTCGGGCAAGAGTTTATGTTGATAATGCTTCTAATCGTAGATTAGGTAGAGTTGGGAAATCTTATTAAAGTATGATATTATTATTCTCTTATTATATTATAAATGAAAATAGTTGAGATTGAAAATAAAGATTTACAGGTTAATAAGGTTGAGATGGATTGTGATAAATGTATAAAAGACAAAAAAGGAAGAAGTATTGCTGAACCACTTATGAATACATCACACTTTTACATTATTAATGGAGCAAGTGGTATGGGAAAATCTAATCTTATTGTTTCTCTCTTAAAATCACAAAAAATTACCAAAGATAAAAAAGCGAAACTATCGTATCGTAAGATGTTTGATAAAGTTATATTTGTATCACCTTCTGCTGCTACAATCAAAGATAATCCTCTTGAAAAAATAGCAGACGACCAAAAATTTAATGAACTCAATAGTGAAGTTTTTGACTTGCTGGAAGATATTGGCGATGATGCTGTTGAAGATAATAAACACAATCTATTAATTTTAGACGATGTTAGTTCGCAACTTCGCACAAGAGAGAATGAGAAAATATTAAATCAAACTATTAAAAATCGTCGGCATAAAAATCTTTCTATATGGATTGTAGGTCACAAAATCACAGACCTCGCCCCCTCGCTGCGGTCAAATGCGAATATGATTTTTCTTTTTAAACCGAAAACGAATAAAGAAGTGAATGCGATACAGGAGGAATATATGTTAATGCCGAAAAAACAAGCAGAAGAGATTTTTGACGCTACTTATAAATCTCGCTATGATTTCCTACTGATAGATACATCGTTAAGAACTTCGGCGGATTTCCGCTTTTTTAGGAACTATAATGAATTGGTTTTTGAAGAAGAAGAAGACAAAAATGAAAACAAAGATTAATATTTTTATTGCTATAATATATAATATGGCGAACTTCCTTAAAAACGTTAAGAAGGCTGTTACTCACGGCGACAGGGCGGGTCATAAGGCTAAACGTGCGGCTCGTCAGTTGAAGAAGGCGAAAAAGCAGGCGAAGAAAGGAAATGTAGCGGGTGCTGAAAAATTTGCTGGTAAAGCATACAAAAGCACAAAACAAGGAGTTAAACACGGATTTAAATCGGGCAAGGCTATGAAACGTGGCGGAAAACAAATCGTTAAAGGTGCGAAGGCTGCTATCGCCCGTAACCCAGCGGGAGTTGCGAAAGCGTTTGTTGAATAAATATATTTGTCTAATATATATGGACGAACTTGAACTACAATTACAAAATAATATTATTATGTATTCACGCCCTACTTACCCATTTGTAGAAGAAATTAACGGATTAAGTGATTGGTATGATGGTGAGGATTGTTTTCATCAAGAGAATAAAATTCGCTGGGTATTAGATGCGATAAAGTTAAGAAGAGATATAAATATAGAGAGGTTGGATTGTGAATGGCGATTTTTGGTTCAAGATATTAAAGGCAATTTTGTCTTTTAATGAAAAGTTTAGGAATATAATTTTTAAAACAATTAATTAAAAATTTATTTAAAAATTATTTTCTACAAATAATATATATATATGGATTACATTTGTGAGCGATTTAATGATGATTATTATTATCAAAGATATATAGTTGATGTTGCTTTTTACAGTAAAAAGTTTGATTGCGATAAATTAAAAAAATATCTAATTACGAAAAGCAATAATATATTTATAATGACTGGAAATGGTAGATTATGTGCTGTTGTTGAATATATTGAAAACACTAAAAATATTTTACATAATAAAATTGTGAATTATTTAAATTGTGTTGAAAAAAAACCAAGAACGACGTATTTTTTGAATGTTATAGATATATTGGGTATGAATTACGAACCACATAATCCATTTGATTATTGGTTGTCGCAATCTATGTATTTGATTGAGAAGCGTGGTAAAAAATGGGATTATACATTTTATATGAAACATATTGATGATGATTTTGTAAATAGAATACATAACACAAATTATATTGATTATTTTAGAACCAGCGAAACACACGAGAATATTCAAGAGTATATACAAATTAGAAAGGGGGAACGAAAACATAAACAGAATACAGAGTTGATGAAAAAAGAATTAGACAAAAATATATTTATTAATATGATTAATACCCTTTTTAGATTTACAAAAAATAAAAGTGATTATTTATCCAAACGAGTTGTGTGCGATTTGCTGGATTTGGATTATAAAAGTAAAGGGGATATTAAAAGATTAAATATTATACTTACTGATTATGGTGTAGGATATGATAGAAAGAAGATGATTAATAAAGAATGTGGTGTATTTACTTATCTTCTTTTAAAATAGAACATTAGACATTAGACATTAGACATATGATTTGTGATTTATGTATTAACCTTTTAAGAATATTTCAAACTTTCACTTTTTATTTTTGTATTTCTTGATTATAGAATAAATATTCAATCCTCCAAATATTACATATTTTACATTTGTAATTACAAATCTACATTTTCTTCATCTGTATCTTCATTTTCTACATTATGTGAATAATACAAAACCTCATTCGGGGAGCGGTGATAATCCCCAAAAGGGTCGTGTGGATTTTTAGAAGTTGGTATTTCTTCATATTTTTTGTCTTTTATTTCATAATAGGTTTCATCAAATATTTCAGTATAACCATTTTCATTTTGTATAATCTTATATGGTGTTGGTTCTCGTGATGTTGTAAGGCAACAATACGGGCAATAACACGCAAGTTTCGCATTCCATAAATATTTTTCATTATATTCTATGGCTACTGGTTTTCCCGAACATTTTGTAAAGTCCATTTATATTATTATGATATTTTTTATTTGCTAATATTATATGAAGATTGCTATACCTTCACATAATAGATGTAGAATAATACAAACTCACACTTTACCACTATTAAAAAGACATAACTTTAATTTTGATAGTGTTTTTGTCTTTGTTTCTAAATCTCAACTCTCTAAATATTTAGAGATACAGAAAAATTGGGGGTTTAACCTTGTAGAAGGTAAGGAGGGTATATTAAACCAACGTAATTTTATTATTGA